CAGTCGTCGTTACAGTGTAAGACGCTGAAGTATTACGCGAGCCGGTCGTGAACTGACGGATCGACTGCGTCATGTTCAGCTCGTCGTAGCCAAGGATACCTTCGCCCATCAAGCCGTTTTTGAACTGTTTGCTGATGGTATCAACTGGGTTAAACAAGCCTTTCATGCCTTCGATCAGACCAGCATTAGCGGCTGGGTTGACGGCGACATAACGCTGAGACATTGGCGTCGCAAACTCGTTCAGCTTCTGGTTGCCCTGAAGAAGAACAAGTGACGTGGCAGGCGTCGTGCCTGGCGTGCCAACAGAGTTGTAGATCTGCTGGTAAGAGTTAGCGACGTCAGCGTCGATGCTGGAAGCAAGCTGAGAAATACGCGGCTTAAGCACGCGTTCAGCAAAGTCATCCAACTGCATGGTCAGTTCGGCAGACGTAAAGTTCACGCCAATGTGCTTCTGTGACGAAACGGTCAAAGTCGTGTATTGCTCGTTGTCGTCCTGAACCTGAAGCGCAGCCCCATCCGTGACCAAAGCGCGGTCAGGAAGACGGATACGGAGGGTTGAACCGATCTTAGCGCCTTCGACGGCAAAGCTGTCGTCATATTGGCGGTTAACAGTACGGGTGATTACAAGATTGTTCTCCAGAATTTCCAGAGCCTTTCTCGTAATCATATCAATTGTTAAAAGTGAATTGCTCATTTTATGTCACCTATCTGCGACGTTGAGCCTCCAGCTTCCTAAGTTGCCTCTGTCTATCCGCTTCAATCCATTCAGATGTAGACATTGATTTCATCGACCGAGGGTCAGTTGTATCATATGTCGGAGCACCAGACGAACGCGGAGCAACAGGAGCAATAGGGGCCGGGGCAGATGAAGTTCTTTTGACCGGTGGATCTGAAGCTAATTTAGCCTCAAGTTTACCGATCTCCCGTGCCTGCAAGACAGGCGACAATCTGGAAATCCGATGAGCTTCTTTTGGGTTGGAACCAAGGTGATAAATCACATCGGGGCCAATATCAGAAGCCTGGATGGCTTGAGCCATCACATCCGTCACAGGAAGATTCGGGTTATACGCGACTTGTTCAAAGTCGTCATACTTAGACCGAGCGTCTTCCTCACGGTCGTGATAAGCGTCAAGTAGAGCTGCCTGCTGCTTTGCGGCCTCTCGTTGTGCCAGCATCTCTTGAGCCTTACGCTCGGCTAATGCTTCTGCATAAACCTGTGCGTTCTCAAAATCATCTGGCGCAGGTGGAGGTGCGACGGGCTGTCTAGCCTGTTGCTCCGCAAGCCGTTGAGCCTGCTCTCTTTCCCATTTGCGCTGTTCTCTTGCAAGGCGTTTCCCAACAATAGCGTCCAACTCTTCTTGAGTGAACGATTTTGTGGTTTGTTCCTCCGGCGTCGTATCAGCGGGTGCAAGTGCTGCCGTAGCTTCCTGTTCCGGCGCGGGGCTGATCTCCGCTACAGCCTGTTCCTCGTCGCTCAAGACGATGTCCTTTCTAACCTAGCTATCCGGCTAGTCGGTTAATTGGCATTATTACTCTTTAGGCGTCTGATCGTCAACGGCCTGTTTTTGAATCGCCGCGATGAGTTCAACGACTTCAATATACGGACGTTGGCCCAAGACGGTCAGAATATGATTCCATTGTTGTGTCGTCAGATCAATTTTCATTTACCACCCAAGTTTGCGTTGATTCATCCCAGATATATGATTTTCCGTCTGTAGGATATGGGACAGGTGCTTCCCATAGACAGATAGTCGTATTCAATGACCACGATGGATATGGTTGCGGAGAAATAAAAGCGTCAAGAGCCGCATCGTAAGAATAGCCAATACCGGCATAATTTTTTCTAAACGCTGGTTTTCCATCTGGTAAACCATCTTCGCCGTAGTGCACATTCCCCCGACAATTATATGATGTGCGCTTACAAAGCTGTCCACGATAATTGCCATACCACTCTTCCCAATTTTGGGATGTGTCAGTTTCATCAATACCAACAATAACCTCAGTAACAATGTTATTTTGATCTAAGAAAGCATAATGCGCCATTACCAAGCCACCGTTCCTGTTCCGGCAGTAAATGTCCAAATAACATTACTGCCAGACGTTGATCTTGTGGCTGTCAAGCCAGTGTAGCTGACAGGATCTGAGTATGTGTTTGGATAGGAGATAATAACCACCCCAGACCCACCATTACCGCCAGCATAAGATCCAGAAGACCCAGAACCACGGTTGCCGCCAGCGCCGCCGCCGCCTAGATTAGCCGTTCCTGCACCACCATTACCCGCTGTTCCACCACCAGTTGAACCACCGCCGCCAGTTCCCCCTGTGCCGCCTGTTGAACTTTCTGCACCTCCTGCACCACCACCAGCATATGTTACAGAAACGCCAGTAATAGAGCTTGCTGTTCCGTTACCACCATTACCACTTGCTGAGCCTGCTGCGCCTACTGCACCCGCACCGCCACCACCGCCACCTCTACGGGGCGACACTGATCCTGCGCCGCCGTTATTGCCTTGGCTACCTGTGCCGCCAGCTGTTCCTTGTTCACCTGTGCCGCCACCACCAGAACCACCATTGCCACCAGCCGATGCGCCACCACCATTACCAGCACCAAAGCCGCCACCATTTCCTGTGACAGAGCTAAAAACGGAATTAATACCTACAGTTCCATTAGTCCCCGAAGATAACGCGCCGGGGCCGCCGCCGCCAACAGTAACAGTTATAGAGCCGCTAAGAGATAATGTGCTGGTCGTATATCCACCACCACCGCCGCCGCCCGCTGATGTAGGAGCGCCGCCGCCGCCGCCGCCACCTACAACAAGATATGTTACCGTTGCAGGGCCGCGAAATTGTGTTGACGGCATAAGGTTTAGAATACCTGACATTAGGTCAGACCTGTTCCACTAATAATCCAACTTGTTGTTCCGACTTTAATAGCTGTTGCGATACCATTCGCCGCTAAAGTTCTTGGACCTGTTGTAGCCGTTCCAGCCAAAGTCATTGTATCTGAAGTAATCGCAATAGTGACAGTATTGATTTGATTGATAAAAGTTAACACGGTGCCGATTGCATATGGGACATTTGTGTTGCTATCAATCGTAAATGTTCTGGCGTTATTATCTGTAGATGGGTGTAAAATGTGTTTTCCACTATCTGCAAGAACTGTCGTATATGCCGCGCTTTGAGAGTTTTGTGGAATATTTAAATAGCCAATATTACAAGTCGCCGCAGGAAACGTATAGGTCTGACTATCGTTTGTTGCAGCGAGTGTAATTGTATTGCTCGCTGTTAATGTTTTACCATCAGCTATCGTCAATGTGGCGCTTGTGGCGGGCGCAGTGATTGCTACTTTATTAATGCTGGTTGCAGACGCAACGCCAAGAACAGGCGTAACAAGCGTTGGGCTAGTCGAGAACACAAGATTTGTGCTTGTTGTTCCTGTCGCACCTGAAGCTGTATAACCTGTAATATTATTAAAAGCTGCAATACCGGCAGATGATACGCCTGTGCCACCACCTGAAACGCCGAGCGTTCCAAACGTCATAGATGACGCGCCGCCACCCCCTGACAATAACGGCTGGCCTGAAGTTCCGGCGCTTGTTGGTAGGTTAAAATTATATGTTCCTGCGCTTGCAGCGCCTTGGATAGATACCGTGCCTGCCGTAGATCCAGCAATATTAAGAACGCCCGCTGTAGATCCCGACACGCCGAGCGTAAAAGTGCCCTTGGTCGTGCTAAATTGCGCCGATACGCCGCCGCTTGTGTAAATTGAAAGCGGTAGATATGTGCCTGTGCCATTAATACCTGACACCAACTGAACGTCCGTAGAAGCGTTCGTCGTTATCATTATCTTGCTGGCATTAGTCGGGTCAGAATTGTTAGTTGCTTGCCAAGCAGCGCCAGTAGAAGTGCCATTAGGCAGAGCATAAATGCCGGTTGTGCCGTTTGTTGTGCTTGATTGAAAGGAAAAACGGCTGAGAACAGTTGCGTTACTAAAGTCAGCTAGGAATAGCGCGCCTGTGCCAGTATGCGTCTCGTTACCGCTGATTGTTGGCGTCGTAATGGTAGGCGACGTTGAGAAAACAAGATTTGTGCTTGTTGTGCCCGTAGCACCTGAAGCCGTGTAACCCGTAATGTTGTTAAATGCACCAATGCCAGCGGTGCCGGTTGCTGTGCCACCTTGAGCAACGGCTAAGAATCCACTGCCGTTAAGGACAGGCAAACCACCCGCGCTGTTGGTATTATTGCCTAGCGCGGTAAGAACACCCGTGCCGGTCGTCGTGCCAGACAGCGTATTTGTGCCGCTATAATAGGTGATTTGACCTATTGTGCCGGTGTTGATCGTGCCAGCCGCAGCCGCAGCCCAAGTTGTATTGCCAGAACCATCGGTCTGTAAAAAGTAATTAGCCGACCCACCAGATGTCGGCAGTGTCAGTGACCAAGCGGCAGAATTGTTGCCAGATTTAAGGCTAACTGCAAAAGCACTAGAGGCATTATAGAGATTAAATATGCCACCTGTTGTAGATGCTACGCCAAGGCCGACAGTTGTTGTGCCGTTAAAGGTAAAAGTTGCCGAACCACCAAAAGTGCCAGCATTATTATACTGAATTTGCGTGTTTGATCCGCCAGGTGAACCGCCACCGCCACCACCGCCAGCGGCCCACGTTGTATTACCAAGACCGTCAGTCTGAAGATAATAACCGTTTGTGCCTGCGGTCGTTGGCAGTTTCATTGTCCATGAACCAGCCGCATCAGCAACAGACAACGCCACAGTGCCGGATGTGGTGCCTTTAATATTGACGATGCCTGTCGAAGAAGACGTAGTGCCAACTGTAATGTTGGTGCCAAATGTAGGCGCGGTCGAAAATACTAACGACCCAGATCCCGTTTCATCCGTGACAGCCGATGCAAGATTCGCTGACGATGGCGTCGCCAAGAACGTCGCAACACCTGTCCCAAGGCCACTAACGCCTGTGCTAATAGGGAGTCCCGTCGCATTTGTCAGAGTCCCTGACGATGGCGTGCCTAGCGCGCCGCCATTAACAACGAACGCCCCAGCCGATCCGACGTTAACGCCGAGCGCAGTGGCGACACCTGTGCCAAAAGCTGTGATGCCTGTGCCGCCATTAGCGACCGGCAGCGTGCCTGTCACGCCAGTTGTGAGAGGCAGACCTGTTGCGTTGGTCAATGTGCCGCTTGAGGGCGTGCCTAACGCGCCACCGTTAACAACAAATGCGCCCGCAGAGCCGACATTAACTGCTAAAGCTGCCGCTACGCCTGTTCCAAGACCTGTCAAACCGCCAGACGGATAGCCTGAACAGTTACCTAAATTGCCGCTGCTAGGCGTTCCAAGCGCGCCGTTAAACGTAACAAACGCGCCCGCAGAGCCAACATTAACGGCCAAAGCCGTCAATACGCCCGTGCCGGTGCCTGTTAGACCCGTCGAGATCGGCAGACCCGTAGCATTTGTCAGCGTTGCAGACGACGGTGTGCCGAGTGCAGGGCTAACAAGCGTCGGCGAGGACGCCAATACGATAGCGCCAGAGCCTGTCGTTGTGTTACCGAGCGCGGTAACTGTTCCACTGGTCGGGAATGTCAGCGTAGTCGTGCCGGTAAATGTAAATGTAGCGCTATAAGCACCTGACGTAATAAGGCTTGAGCCATCAGCCATCGTCAGCGTTGCATTATTCGCTGGAGGCGTAATTGTTAAATTATTAACAGAACCCGTAAGATCTAAATTACCACTTTTATCGAC